TTCTATAAATTTCGTGAGATTTTTTATCAAAATCTAAAAGATCAAGAATATATTTAAACTCTTGTCTAATTTTCTTTTTAATACCATCACTAGCATTGAGTTTTGATAATTCAATTGAAACTGGTGTATCATTTGTATCTGATACAATTGCTTCATTTACAATATCCTCAATGGCACCATCGACCTCTGGATGAAGTGCCATTTCACGATATCTTTTAATAAGTTCAAACTCAGTTCTATATACGCCCTCTAAATCAACATATGATCCAAAAAAACCACTACTCATATAGTGGTCAACCCCGTCTTCATTATTAGGAGGAACGGGGGAAACCGCATCGGGAGATAGTGGTTCAGTGTCCTCTATTGAGAACCCAAATAACTTTGCCATAATTTATTTTAAGTTGATCTTTAACCTATTTATTAACCGTTTGCACCACCAGCCCCAGTAGTATTAATTGATTGAACTTGGAATTCAACAGTAAATTCCTCAATTGTATCTCCACTATCATATGATACATCAATTTGAGATACATTTGTTGGGAAGATATCAATGAATTCATATTCCTTCAATACAGCATTCGCTGATCCTGTGCTGTCTTTACTAGCTAAAGACGAACCTCTACCTAATTGATAAACCTTTGCATTTCTCATATAAGCATCAGGACTAGTTGCACCAAGGTTTGTGTCAAGATTAGCGATTAGATTTGACCATGCCTCAAAGGCAGTTCTTAAAAGAAATCCTTCATCATTGATGACTGTAACTGTCCAAGTATCAATTGTTCTGTCTCCAGCAACTTTAAAAATTCTGCCTCTAAATGGAACATCAATCGATGCTACATTTTGTGCTGGAAGTGCAGCCGCTTTACACATAAATCTAAAGTTATCAGCGTCCCATCCAGTGATTCCGTCTGGTAGAGTGGTTAGTTCAACTTCAAATAAATTGGGGCGGGCGCCGCCCCCAACCATCGCTGCCTTAAACTGAGAGATTGTTTTGTTTTCTCTTGATGTTGCCATTGTTAAGTCCTCCTTTTGTTATTTAGATACTAAATTAAACTCTACCAACGACTTCTTCAAATGCAACACCAGTTCTGGTGGCAACGAAGGTTAGTGTGACATAGTTAATAGATTTTGTTGGTTTCAGGAAGATATCTGCCCTGAATTCATTGTTATCGATAATGTCAGGAGTATTGTTTGTAGTATCGCAAACAACGAAGAATCCATACAATCCTCTCTTCGCTTGAACATCACGAAGATATGGTTCAACAATATTTTTAAAGTTTGCTCTAGTTAATTCATCATTTAATTCGAAGAGTTGAGCTTCAGCAGCTCTTTGTAGTGCTTGCTCCACCGTGAGGAACAAACGACGAACATTAATTCTATCAAATGCTGATGCATAACCAAGGGCAGTTTTGTCACCGAACAATAGAGTTCCAATTCCAGGTGAAGTAATAACAGAGTTGATTCGTGCTGGATACAATCTATCTCTTTGCGCTTTATTGGGGTTGTATGCAAGTCTGATAGCATTATTAATGATTCCACGCTGTTGTCCTGCGGGAGAGAACCATGGATATGCAAGAATTGCTGTGCGAGTCATTAGACCTGCAACATCAGCATTTGTTGGAATAAAGCGGAACTTATTATTAAATCTATCAAAGGTATACTTGTAACCACTATCAAATATTGCGTATGATGAAGAACTCAGTGAGCTGAAGAAGTCAATTAGATTATTTGTTTGAGTGGTTGTATTAGTGAGTCCAATTAAATCACCTCTGTGTGGTCCAATCACTGTGACACAATCTTTTCTTGATTCTGCGAGCGAAATCAAGAAACCTGCTTTTGCTTGAGAATCTGTCTTACTATCAAATCCAGGACCCATAATAATGTAATCGAGTGGAACTTCATCTTTATTAGAGAATAAATTGTAAGAGGTGATTATGTTACCCAATGTTGGTTTCATTCCACCATTAGTGCCCGCTGCTGGAACACCACCTGAATAATCCTGCCCACCACCAAGAGTGTATGAGGTATTTCCGATGGCAGCAAATGTTACGCTCTGAGCATTTTGTCCCCAAAGACCATCTGAAACTGAGATAGGTGTAAATGATTCAGACTTAACTCCAGAATAAGTTGTGAATCCAGTTGCTCTAGGGAATGTGCCGTGATAGGAATCTAACGAATTAGATGGATTACCACCTGCATAAATGTTAGCAGAAAAATCTGCTAGATATCCTTCATACCATATTCTTTGAGGAGCATTTACATTTGAAATTGCATCAAATGCTTTCGAAAGACTAATATGCTTTTCAAGTATATTTCCTCTAATTCCTGTGATAGATCCAATATCATCAACCACAACAATATGTAAAGCATCATTATAACCCTGAGCATCTAAAGAAAACTTATTCGTGCTTGGTTTAGGTGCAAGTTCTCTCCAGAAAACAGTTGAGTTAGTGAGACCTAATGTTTGAGATTCATACCAATCTGCGATTGACGCTGGTGTATATGGAGTTGTTGCGGATAATCCAGTGTTGACCCCAACGTTGTTCACGAAGAACAAACTCGATGAAGTGGTATATGAGAATAAAGCGGATCCCTCAGCATAATCAATTTTAGTTTCAGTGCCCGCAGAGGATACTCTGGAAACAATTTTTACATCGATGGTGCTTGCTGAATTGGTTGCATCGGTGGTGACACCGGTAATGATACCCTTTAGATATCCACTGAATAATGATGTTGTTCCCGAACCTGCACTTGGTAATACAACATTAGAAAGCAGTGCTGTGACACCAACACCAATCCTTGCGCCAGCGACTGATAAGTTTGTGGTAGCGATACCAACAATTTGATCTGCTTGATCATCAATAAAACAAACTTTTAAACTATTTGCCCAAGAACCTGGAGTTTTTGCGGCATATACAAAATCTGTTGCCTCTGTGTGGTTATTGTTATAATCATCATAGTTATCGATATCAACTGATGTATACGCAACTCCAACGCCAGCGTTTGCGTTATTAAGGTTTGTGCCACCAGTCCTAACTACTTTAAGAACACCACCGTATGAGAGGAAAGATGCTGCACTCATCCAATACTCATATTGAGCATCAGTTGAAAGAGGTTTACCAAATACATTAATAAGATCTATCTCATTAGTAATGTTGACACAGTAATCAACGGGTCCAATTGGAAAAGGTCCTGCAATCGCTCCAATATTATCTAAAACATTATCAGCTCTTCCTACTGTTAAGTCAACCTCTCTGACTAGTACGCCTGGAGATAATTGAGGAGTAGCCATGTTTTTCTCCGTAAAATTCTCAGTTTATCTGAAAATATTTATTATTTACAACTATTTCACAGGGGAAATGTGACGCGAACTACCAGTCAGGATATTCCCATTTACAAGAAGGGGTTTTTAACTTTCTTTGATCTAGTATTCTCTTAACAGTGCATTCCTTACATTCATAAGAGTAAGAAGATGCCACTGCTCCTCTATTTTTTCTAGTCCTATAAAAACCATCGATAAGATTTTTAACCTCTCCACACACTCTACATTTTCTGTCAACAAGTAATAAATGACCTAGATTAATCTGAATATCTAACTCCATCATTTATACTCCCACATATAATCCATATCTCCATATTCGTCAGTAAACCAACGATCACCTTCTGAGTCAACAAAACTTGCATTTTCTAATCCATCCTCGATAAATCCAAATGGTGCCATATCTTGTTCTATTTGATTCTTTTGATCCTCATATAATCTTTTGCGAATATCTTGATCGGTAAGTTCCTTAAAATAATCTTGAGCAACTAACCAAGCATATATGACAAGACACATTGCTAAGTCATCATTACATCCCTCTTCTGCTTCAAAAGAGTTATGTTTAGAAATAAATGTTGTCAACTCAGAAATAATTTCATAATCCTTGAATAAAAGTTTATCACTTTCAATCATTGTTTTAAGATTGAGTGATCCAACTTTTTTAACTGTTTTGGACATTTTAACGCCAAGTTGAGTTTTCTTTCCACTAAATCCTTGACCAACAATTTGACCTGCTCTACCTCTCATGGAGCACATCAAAACATTTTGATACTCTAAATCATAATGTAACAATGATGCTACCTGATCTCCGATATCATTTACTTCACAGAGAATGTATGCACCATTATAATTCTTTGCTACCTCGTAAATGATATTTGGAAACAACATCGGTTTGATCTCATTATTTCTATACTTTGCTACAACTTTGTGTGGAAAAGATGTGATATCAACAACAATGAATGCTGAATAATCTTCACTGACTCCTCTGGCAACGTCAACTGTAATTACATAATCGTGATTCTCCTCAACCTCATCATAAACATCTAGTCCAGCGTTTCTTTTTAGTGGATGCTCGTAAACAAAATTTTTAAGTTTACTTGGAGCAATGAGTGTATCTACTGACCCTAAAAATTCACATTCAAATTCAATTTTAAACTGTTGTTCGGATGTATTAGCAATTGTTTGTAATCTCCACCTGTCATCTCTACCAGGGACCTCAGACCAGTGAACATCTGTGGGGACATATTCATTTTTACTTCTTTCTGCATCATGCCACATACGGTAGAAATGATTCATACCGTGTGGAGTGGAAACTATGATGACTTTTGTGCTTTTGCCAGAAGTAATAGTAGGATAAACAGATGCAAAGAACGAGTCTGCAATATGGTTTGGAACGAAAGCGAATTCGTCGAGGAAGAGGATATTGAACGACATGCCTCGGACAGCACTCGCAGATGTAGAAGCTGCCAATATCTTACTGCCATTTTCTAACTCGATGTTTCCTTTGTTCCATGCTATGATACCTTGTTGCATCCATTTTGGTAAGTTTTCATATGCAGTTGCTAACCTTCCAAGTAGTTCTCTAGCGGTTGCTGCTTTGTTTGCTAGGATGCCAATATTAACACTATCATTAAAGATAAGATAGTGTAACAGATATGCCACGACAGTTGTGGATTTACCAGTCTGCCTTGGCATCTTGCAGATATTAAATCTGTTTTTATGAAAGTTATTAATTAACTTTTCTTGAAAATGATAAGGTTCAAATTGAGTTAAACCAGAGTCAAGATTAATAATCTTTACATAGTTCTTTGCAAAATAAACAGGATCCTCTTGACACTTCACAAACTCAAGAACTTGTTCTTGAGTAAATTCAATCTGTGTATTTGCTTTTTTTAAATTTGGATTACCAAGATAAACTTCACTCATAACAAAGTATTTAAATCAGCAGTTCCAAGCTCTAAGTGATTTATTGATTCTGGAATCAGGATCGTTCGCAGTTTTTGCAGAAGTTAGTTTTTTCTTCATACCTCTCATTCTGGCACAAAAGCTTTTCCTGCGGGGATTTCCAACCTTCTTTGAAGGTGCTTTAAGATCGCTTCCTGGATTTTCTCTTTCATAAGATTTGCGTCCTTTTTCGTTAAGACCACCTGACTTATTTTTACCTTCACTACGCTGCCATGCTGCAACTTCATCAAGTTTTTCTTCAGTAACTTGAATCAAAGGATCCCCTGGTTTGATATCAGAGACTTGATATGATTGAACCTTTGCTCCAGGGTAAACTTTTTCAATTTGATCTTGAACCTCACGTCTGTTTGGTTTTGTAGTGTGAGGGAAGAACATCTTCATCATATAATACTTACCTCTCCAATTTAAATTAACAAGAATGATATTACCAGTTTGTGCTGGAATACGAACTGCTTCATCTAAATCTTCTACCTCTTCTTTTTTTACTTTCACACAACGATTATATTTTTTGCCAAATAAAGTTTGTGTTCCTTTTTTTTCATAACCAGGCCAACACTTCTTAC